TATCAGACGGGTCACCACAAATCATTTTGACAATTTTAATGTTTTGTATTAAAATCTGTTCGTGGTCATATACGAACATATCATTAGGTTGATATATTTTACTGTGTGAGGGATTGTATAATCGAGTGTTTTCTGATACTAATTGTGTTAAATCACCATCCGAAGAAAAGATAATTTTATCTTCTTTTGGTGAGTTTTGACTGTAGTATGCAATTGCATCATCAGTCTCACAAAATTCGTATTCTCCTTGTCTAACAAAAAGTTCTTCGAGATATTGTTTGACCCTGTTTCTCTGTTTTCCATACGAATGAATCTCTTCTTCACTGCGTATTCTAGATTTACGATTCTCTTTGTATTGATGATAGAATCTTTTTCTTGTTAAAGAACCATCTTGACCGTCCCAAAAAACAACAATTTTATCTAAACGATGTATCTCAATTGTTCTTCTTAAAGTATTGATAAAATGGTAAATTCCACCAATATGTTCTCCCTTATAAAAGTGATTTTTTAATCCAAAAAAACCAATAGTAAGTAAATTGTCTCCATCTACTAATAATACATTAGGCATTAATCATCACTCTTATAGGGTTAAACAAATATTAATCTTCTTCTTCGTAATCAAAAGTTGTTGATTCGGCTAAATCAAAATCCGTAGACCCTAATTTATCTCTCCAAAAACTTGAGTATTCTTTTTTGTATCCTTCCAACGCCTCTTTGGTGTCAGCGATATATCCATTGTGAACAACGATAACTTTACCGTCTTTGTATCCTAAACCATTGACGTGATTCTTGAGGATAGAGATTTTAGTTCTTACAGCGTAAACAACTTTTCTACCATCTTTAGTTGCATCAATGTGGTTGATACCTGATTTCTTTTGGTTACCGAACAAAAAGATTAATGACGACGCTAATTTTAACGCTTCACCACCTTTTGGTTTGATTTCAGGTTGACCCATAGGATTATCGGGTAATTCTACCCATGGTTGGTTTACAACAACCATTGTTAGGTAATATGATGAATCTTTAGATGGGTAATCTTCTTTTTTGGATTTGGTAATTCTTGAATGAATACCCATACCAATTTTGTCAGATAAAACACTCGCGTTGTGTTGTTTACCACCTTTACCATCAAAGGTCATCTTACACGGTATTGAACCGATGGAGTCCCAACAGAACAAAATGTGTCTTGGGATTTCACCTTTCTCATGTGCATCGATAATATCGTTTATGAAATCAGTCGCTTGTTCAATGTAGTCAAAGGAATCATTGAAGATAAAATCTCCTGTCCATTCACCATTTGAATCTTTTTCAGCTTGAAATCCTAATTCAATTGCGTGTTCCCATTTCCATTTTCTCTCCGTAATAAGTAGTACAGGTAGATGCCCTTTCTTTTGTGCATCAACCGCCGCTAAAATCATTGCGGTAGTTTTTGAAGAGTTAGTATGTCCTAAAAACATATTAATCCCACCCATTACAGGTCCGGGTAATCCACACGCATTGTTAAATGCCTCACCACAATAATAGAAGTTTTCGTCCTTGTATTTTGTTTTAGATGAGAATTTGGATATATAATCAAATTCTTTTTTCTTGATTGCCATTGTATATTTTATAATTTTTTTGAAAAAAAGAGCATGGACATCATGTTAATTCACGTGTCCATGCTCATATTGATTAAAATGGTAAATCGTCGTCTCCTTCAGCGTCTTCTTGTGGGTCAAACTCAGGAGCTGATGATGTTTTAACAGGTGTTGACGGTTTTGCCACTTCAAACTCTTCTGTAGAATTTGATACGTATTTACCCGTTGCAGTATCCCATCTTGGAACTTCACCTCTTGCAACCATTTCCAAATATTCTTCAGGTTTTTTAGAATATACATCAGACCAAGTCAATTCATCTTTTAACCAAGTTGACGCAACATCTGAATCTGTGTGTAACGGAGATTGGTCTTCAGGGATGATAGATGTGATTGTAGTATATTCTCTACCATTACCAGCTTTGGTAAGGTTAAGGTTGATAATTAAATCTCTACCTTTTTGTGGGTCGGTGATATCGCCTTTGTTTTTGAAAAGAGGGTAGATTTTATCCAACACACCTTCATTTTTGGTGTTGTGTTTAAATCTCCAAAATTTAACTCCATCTTGTTCTCTTTCTCGGTCGATAACTTTCACAATGTAAAATTTACGTGAACGATACTGACGAGCCAAAACCTTGTCTTGTTCATCACCCGTCATAATCAAACCTTCATAAACCTCATTTAAAGGTGAACGTTTTCCGTCTTTGCTCGGGTCGTAAAGTTTTACCCAATTACCATCTACTTGTACTTCATGGAAGTAAGCTTCTTTAAATGGTGAACCACCATCGTCAGATGGAAGGATTCTAATTCTTCTTTCACCACTTCTCTCACCCTTAGGTAAAACGGTGGTAAAATACTTTTTCATTCTATCCTCTTGGGATACCTTGTTTGTGCTGCCGCCTGCGGCTTGTTTGTTCTTTTCGTACTGTGCTAGTACTGATTCTACTGTTGACATATTATTTGTTTTTAAATGTTAGAAATGTATTTCTATGTAAAGTATAGACAAAAAAAGTCAGATTACAAAATCTGACTCTCTTTTTTTTAAAAAATGTTTTTAGGGGGTTACTCTAAAGTTAGAAGATACAATAATTTATTCAATAAACCAAGTATCTCGTCTCTTAAATTTAATAAGTCGGTATCAACCCTGTCGTCCAAGTCTTCAGAAAACTCTATTAAGGCTTCAGTACAAACTTTAATCATATCGGAAGGATTTACATCCGAAAGATTAACCATTTCAATTTTTTTGGTTTCCTCGTCTAATACGAATCTACCATATTTACCCATTGATATTTCAACAAACTCATCAATAAGACCTGTTAAATCATCATAGGTTTTACCAAAAGCTTCGTGTCTAGCAATACCTTTTGTTTGCCAATGGTTTATTTTCATTTGTATTTGTAAACCCAATAAAAAGTTTACCTTAGAACTTAAATTCATCTTCTTCTGTTTCTGGATTAAATGTGTCTCTTATTGTATCTCTTGAGTAATCTTCAATATCTTGTTTAGTTAAAACGTACTCGTTTTTACCACTTTGTTGCATTTCACCTTGTTTTTGTGCAAAGAACTGTTGTGGGTTCATATTAAACGGATATGAGTCTAAAGAACGTAACTCCAATTTCTCTTGTGGAGTTTTTTCTTTCATTGATTCAACTTTGTTTCCAAGTTCATCAATTTTATTCATGACTGAGTCCATCTGTGATAACTTTTGTTCCAAATCGTTCAGTTTACTAAAGACTGTCTCCATCTTGTCAACAACAGCAGTGTTGTCAGATTTATTATCGTCCAAATCTTTTTTAATTGATTTGGTCATGTTAACTAAATCAGTGATGTCGATTTCTTCAGTATCTGTTGCTGCGGGTACATCACCCGTTGGTGCACCCACTGCAGGTGGAACGTCAGTTGGTGGGACATCCGCCGGTAAAGCCGATGCGGGGTCTGTTGGTGGTGCATCCATAGGTGGTGGAGGTGGAACCTCACCTTGTTCCATCAAAGTTTTTGCATATTTATTAATCGCATTGTATCTTGCGAGTTCTTCCATTAATGATTTTTCTAGTTTTTTCATAGTTAGTCTTGTAAAAGTTGTCTACCGTCTTCGGTTATAAATTTTTTGTTTATTCTTTCAACTATACCATCTTTAGACCTGATTACATAACATTCACCAGTTTGAAGGTCACATTCTTCTCTTTCCATCCCATCATTTGAAAAGGACTTAACGTGTTTTGGATTTTCCATATAGTTATCCAATGTTTTATTTAATTTTTCGTTGTTCATGGTACTTTCTTTAATAAATATCTAAAAAACTTAAAAACTTATATTTTAATCCATTTTAAAATAAACCACATCCCCATCGTATAATCCTAATTCGGACATTAACTTTGGTGACATACCCATACCTATAGTTGTGGATGAAGGCCCAACACTAATAGGTCCCTCAACTACAATCTGTCCAACGTTCTTATCTAATTGATAACTCGGGTTCAATGTAAGAGTTTTACTGTTTTTAGGATTCTTAAAAGTTGTTTTAGCGGTTTTAATCACATCAACGGTGATACTTTTTGATAACTGAAAATAAACATTGTAAAACTTATAGTCTGTCGATTTAATATCTGACCATTTTATACCGTTGGCAATGTTAAATCCTTGGTCATCGTCTATTGCATATTTTTCACCACCCATTTTGTATACGACTGTTCGTAACCATTCCTCATTACCATTTTTTACTTTTTGTATTAATCGAGTCTCGTTGTATCCATTGTATGGAACACCGAATCTATTTATACCAACGTCTTGAACTATAGTTTCACCTTGTACGTTCTTACCTTGTCTATCTGTTATGTAAGGTATTTTTTGATAAATAACCGTGTCTTGAGTATCGGTACGATTAGATTCTCTTTGTTTGATTTTAGCAATCGCTTTCGATTGAATCTTATCAAATAAGATTCTGTAACTAGCAACAAACGAATCTTTTGGGTCAGGTAATGATGTATATGGTATCCTTGTTCCTGAAAAATTTGTTGAAATAACGTTACCTCTAATTTGATGGGAAACCTCTGTAATCCAATAAGAACCTCTGAACATGGGTATGTTTTTTAAATAGAAAAACATTGTAGGTTGAATCATCACATTACCCATAACACTAACCCCACATTTATATGAAGCTTGTTTATAGTAATCAAACAAACTAACGTCAACATTATGAACACCAGCACCTGAAGCCGACCTTGATAGGTCTTCCAATACTTGGAAAGATTCAGAAGTATTT